ATCATGGTCAGTGGCTACGCCACTACCATTTACTACAGGCACAAAAAACCCCGCCTAGGCGGGGCCGGTTCGGTTCAGGGTAGCAAGTCGGCCAGTCCGGGTAGGATCAGCAGAACTAGGAACAATAGTGCAATTAGAACATTATCTTTCATGGTCTGCGGTCCTCCCTGTTGGGTGCCATTTCGGGAACTACCTTGACGCCAGCTTTGAGCGCGATCATGGCGAAATCAATTCCGCCGTAGATGATCCCGAAAATCGTGTCGGTTTTGTAGATGTAAAGGTCATCATGATCGAGCGGGGTTTTGGTCGGGTCGTTCCAAGTGCGTGCGGTCATATTAAGAACTCCAGTAGATTGGGGACCGGCTTACCGGTCCCCTGTTGTGGTTAATTATTCGACTTCAGGGGTACCGCCTAACAGCGCGATGATCTGGTAAATCGCCGCTATCGCATCATCTGGAACGTCAGTAGCACGTAGCGCCTTTGCGAAGGCGTTACCGGCATCGATTGCCTTTTGAGTGGGTGTCTTATCAGTGGGAGTCGGCTCGATTGAATCACCCTCCCCATTACCATCTACCTTGCCGGTACGTTCTGTCGGCTTGAGTTTGATACCCTCGATTTTCGCCAGCTCTTTTGTGAAGTCGGTAAAGTGTTTGGACAAAATCCGGCTAATGAACTTTCTATTAGCGTCTACCTTTGCTTTCTCATCGCCTTCGACCATCTTCATAAACACGGTTTTGTCCATGTTATAGTCGCTCATGGCCTCCGCATGATTGGTGATGTTCTTGGCGAACACGTTTTTCCAGTCACGGCTCAGTTCTTGAGCCATGGCCTTTTCAACCGGGGTTGCTGAAGTACCCGCTACGTAGTGGGCGTATCGACCGCCATTCTTTTCGACCTCGTCTGAGATCTGGCGAACTAATTGAGCCAGAGAACCAACACCTTTTGCGAACTTGGCGATGTTCGCGCGGACTGAGTCCGTGTGCAATTGCGCGACAAAAGCAGATTGTTGTTCCGCGACCGTGGGGGTTGCTGATTTAGCCATGGTAATTACTCCGAAAAAGGGTCGGGGCCAATCCCCGACCTCGAATACATTTTACCATGTACGAACGTAATGTCAAACATTACTAGTCTTTAATAGTATTCGATAGGTGAAAGTTCAACGGTTGTTGAACTTTTGCCCCCACTCACCCATGCGAAACTCGCGTCGAGTCGCCAAGTCAGCGAGCCGATACCACGTTGAGCCGACACGGTCAGGCGACCCCCACCCCCCGGAAATTCCAGCGGGTCCCATCCACCTGTATAGACTACTATTCCACTCCAACACACACCTACTTTTACGTTCCCCTTACATAATGTTCCTAGAAACACCCCCCGGTACCTAAATAAACGACCCTGAAAAAATTTTTTGTATAAAAATTTTGGAAACTTGCCCTAATTACGTAGTTTTGTTAAAACACACTTACATCAAACTCGCGGACTTGCGTGTATGTACGAAATAACCCCTGACTTCTCAATACCCCTACCTGATAAAGGTGGTGCACTTTCCGATTTCAAAGAAAAGGTCGAAGCGGCCTGTCGTACCGCAGCCCTCCTCGGGCTCGACGAAGAACCCGACGCCATGGACCTAGAGCTTGCAGAGGACGCTGCATACTCCGCAGTTAATCCCGACGCCGATACCCAGAAACACGCGCTACAGGCCACACAGGACTTCCGTCCCGCTACTTACGGACTGGTCAACCACCTTCTTAAAGAGTATTCGGTACGGGTGGTGGAGAATGCTACCCAGATACGTCTGCTGGTAACCAACAAACTCATCCTTGAATCCGATAACCCGGATCCGCGCATCCGCATGCGAGCCTTAGAACTGCTCGGTAAGATTACCGACGTTGGCCTCTTTACTGAAAAGTCAGAAGTCACGGTCACCCACAGGTCCACGGAAGACCTAGTGGCATCTATTAGGAACAAAATAGCTGCCATGCGTGAGCCCAAGGACATAACGCCAATAGATGAGACCCCTGTAATCATTCAGGGAGAAGCGGTGGATGTGTCCAAAGAGTTAGGCCTGTAGTCCCGTTCCTGTGTCCCTGCACGACCCCTTACACTCCCTGACGGACGCTGAGCTTGAGTACCTCTCTCAGCACATGGACATCCTGTCCCCGGAAGAAGCCGCCGCTATCGAGGCTCTCGTAGATGAGCTTGAGAAGCGACGTGCAGCGCAGGCATGCCGGGATGACCTCATTGAGTTCTGTAAAAGAATGCAGCCTGACTACATCGTGGGTAAGCATCACAGGATGCTGGCCAATGAGTTGATGGCGATCGCCTCCGGCGAAAAGGACCGTATTTGCGTCAACATGCCGCCAAGACATGGTAAGTCGCAGCTGGTATCTACTTATTACCCAGCGTGGTTCCTAGGTAAGTACCCATCCAAACAAGTTCTGCTGGTATCACATACATCCGACCTCGCGGTCGATTTTGGCCGTAAAGTGAGGAACATAATTGACTCGGACACCTACAAAACGATATTTCCCACTGTCTCGCTGGCAGCAGATAGTAAGTCTGCTGGTCGTTGGAATACCAATTCTGGCGGTATCTTTTACGCTACTGGTGTTGGTTCTGCTCTGGCAGGGCGCGGTGCGGACCTGCTACTGGTTGATGACCCCCATAACGAGCAGGATATCCTGAATGGGAACTACGAGATCTTCGCTAGAGCCTATGAATGGTTCGCATTTGGTGCTCGTACCCGTCTTATGCCGGGTGGTAGGGTCGCGATCGTCCATACAAGGTGGCATCAGGACGACCTGACAGGTCGATTAGTGCGGGATATGACCCAAAACGAGGGTTCAGATCAGTACGAAATTGTCGAATTTCCGGCTATTTTTAACGAAAATACGCCTAATGAACGCCCACTTTGGCCCGAATTCTTCGATTTAACGGCGCTAAAACGCACAAAAGCGTCGATGCCGCAGTTCCAATGGAACGCGCAGTATCAGCAGAACCCGACAGCCGAAGAAGGCGCGATAATTCGGCGAGAATGGTGGCAAACATGGCGGAGTGAACGTCCCCCGCAGTGTGAGTACATAATTATGTCCTTGGACGCCGCCGCAGAGGCCCATAATCGGGCCGATTTCACGTCTCTTACTACTTGGGGAGTGTTCCTCAACGACGAGACTGAGGCTTACAACATCATTCTCCTGAACGCCATCAAGAAACGGGTCGAATTTCCCGAGTTAAAGGACCTCGCATACCAGCAGTATGAAGAGTACCAGCCGGATTCGTTCATAGTAGAAAAGAAAAGCGCAGGTACGGCTCTATACCAAGAGCTTAGGCGCACGGGTATGGCGGTTCAGGAATATACACCCCATAGAGGGACAGGGGATAAGACCGCTCGTCTTAATTCCGTAGCAGATATTATTCGTTCCGGGTTAGTATGGGTGCCAGAAACCCGATGGGCCGAGGATTTGGTGGAGGAAATCGCAGGATTTCCGTTCATGTCCAACGATGACCAAGTGGACTCCACGGTTATGGCGCTGATGCGGTTTAGAAATGGCGGGTTTGTGCGTCTTCCTACGGACGAGCCTGAAGAGCCCCAGTTTTTCAAAGCACGTAAGAGAGCGTACTACTGATGAGCGTTGTTTTTAAGAATGACAAAGTGGCGTACGTGGGGCAATCCCATGGTAAACCTCCTGTTATGTCAGCTAAAGACAAGGCATTGGTAGAAAAGATAACCGAAGAGCACGGTGCTTGGTTTGAGGGTGATGGTAAAGATGCCGTAGAGGGGGTTAAGTACAAAGGGTCGTGGGACGATGAGCTTGCTAAGACCTTAAAAGACTACCCCATGGAGTTTCTGTACGTCCTGTTTACTAACGTGGATGTGAACAACCAGAAATCTATTTTGGTTGGGGACGGGTCAATTTTTGACCGGATTATAGCCACCCAGAATAAGCTGAATTATTTTAAAAATAGACGGTACGACGAAGCGACGCTAAAGTCCTTCCTGTCTAAAGTTGGCGGTGGGCTGCTAAAGGCCAGCCAAGATACCGCTTCTAAAGCGAACGTTGCTAAGTTTGAAGATCGAGGTGAGCATCTGATGTGGGAGTCAGGCGATTCCCCTGCCAGAAACTTAGCGGATAAAGCTAATGCCATTAGGGATAATTGGCTACGTGCCAGATCTGCGGGTGTGTATTACGTTGGTAAAGACCACCTTAGCAAACTTAAACTAAACTCAGAACGCCCCATTCGCGGCGGACACAAACTAATTTAGAGGTTCCTAAATGGCAATTGAAAAATCGCTTTATGCCGCCCCCATGGGTATTGCTCAGATGGCCCAAGATCCGAATGCTGAGCCGATCGAGATTGAGATCGAGGATCCTGAGTCAGTAACTATTGGTATGGGTGATCTGGAGATTATCCTCGAACCGGGCAAGGAAGAAGACGACGATTTCAATGCCAACCTCGCTGAGCAGATGGATCAGGGTGATCTGGATGAGCTTGCAGGTGACCTGATTGGTGACTTTGAGGACGACATCTCCTCACGTAAGGACTGGATCCAGACATACGTAGACGGGCTAGAGCTCCTTGGTCTTAAGATCGAGGAGAGATCGGAGCCATGGGAGGGTGCCTGCGGTGTGTACCACCCGCTGCTGGCTGAAGCCCTCGTCAAGTTCCAAGCTGAGACCATGATGTCTATCTTCCCGGCGCAAGGCCCGGTCAAGACACTCATTATTGGTAAGGAGACCCCGGACAAGAAGAAGTCCGCTGAGCGCGTTCAGGAGGACATGAACTACCAGCTTACGGAGGAGATGCCGGAGTACCGGCCTGAGACCGAGCGCATGCTCTGGGGTCTTGGCCTCTCGGGTAACTCGTTCAAGAAGGTGTACTACGACCCCTCATTGGGTCGTCAGGTAGCCCTGTACGTCACGGCTGAGGACGTGGTGGTGCCATACGGTGCCTCGGATATCCGCTCTACGCCGCGTCTGACGCACATCATGCGGAAGACTAAGAACCAGCTCAGGCAGTTGCAGGTCGATGGGTTCTACCTCGACGAGGACTTGGGCGAGCCTGATGGGTCGCTCGATGAGATTGAGAAGACTATCGCCGAGAAGATGGGCTTCCGTGCCACGTCAGACGACCGGTACAAGCTGCTAGAAATGCAGGTTGACTTGGACCTCAAGGGATTCGAGGACGTTGACGACGACGGCCACCCCACCGGGATTGCTCTCCCCTACGTAGTTACTATTGAGAAGGGGACTCAGAAGGTCTTGGCTATCCGTCGTAACTGGGAGCCGGACGACGACACTCATCAGAAAAGGCAGCACTTCGTACATTACGGCTACATCCCCGGTTTTGGGTTCTACTACTTCGGCCTGATCCACCTCATTGGTGCATACGCTAAGAGCGGGACTTCTATCATCCGCCAGCTCGTGGACGCGGGGACTCTATCGAACCTGCCGGGCGGGTTCAAGACTCGTGGGCTGCGTATTAAGGGAGACGACACCCCGATCGCTCCGGGTGAGTGGAAGGATGTAGATGTTCCCTCAGGTGTACTCAGGGACAACCTGATGCCCCTGCCGTATAAGGAGCCGTCACAGGTCTTGGCCGGACTCATGGACAAGATCATTGAGGAAGGACGGCGGTTCGCTAACACGGCGGACCTCCAGATTTCTGACATGTCGTCACAGGCACCGGTGGGCACCACGCTGGCTATCCTTGAGAGAACGCTCAAGACGATGTCGGCTATTCAGGCCCGTATTCACTTCTCACTTAAACAGGAACTCAAGCTCCTGAAGCGCATCATCGCTGACTACACACCCGAGGACTATAACTATGATCCGGATGAGGGCTCACGCAAAGCTAGAAAGTCGGATTATTCGAATGTCGATGTCATTCCGGTATCAGACCCCAATGCCTCGACGATGGCCCAAAAAATCGTTCAGTACCAAGCGGTATTCCAATTGGCGCAAGGTTCGCCACAGCTTTTCAATATGCCCCTCCTCTACCGTGAGATGCTGGACGTACTGGGTATCAAGAACGCCGCGAAGCTCGTGCCAATGGCGGAGGATCAGAAGCCTATGGACCCCGTTTCGGAAAACCAAGCGGTCCTCATGGTGAAGCCGGTCAAGGCGTTCGCATACCAAGATCATCAGGCGCATATCGCGGTGCACATGAGCGCTATGCAGGATCCCAAGATTATTCAGCTTATGCAGGGTAATCCGATGGCTCCGCAGATTCAGGCGGCTATGTTGGCTCATATCAACGAGCACCTTGGCTTTGCCTATCGTGTAGAGATCGAGAAGCAGCTTGGCTTCAACCTGCCCCCGCAGAAGGATGAGTCTGGCGAAGACATTCACATGAATCCGGAAGTCGAGGCACGTCTGGCTCCTCTTCTCGCACAGGCGGCTCAGCAGCTACTCCAGCAGAACCAAGCGGAGGCAGCACAGGCTCAGGCGCAAGCACAGGCCCAAGATCCGATGGTGCAGATG